TAGTGAATTAGTTGGTATTAAGTGGAGAGATGCTAGTAAGAAATTTACTAATAGAGGTGAAGCTAATGCTGATTGTGATCTATTTGGTCAAGTTGCATTTAGAACTACTACCTCTAAAACTGTTGTAATTACTAGTGGTGAAATTGATTGTTTATCTTTATTCCAAGTTCTTCGTAATTATACTGAAAGTAAGGGTTGGGAACCTGTACCTGTAGTCTCTAGTATTATTGGTGAAGGTGGTTTAAAACAGTATCAGAATCAATATGAATGGTTAAATAAATTCGATAAGATTATTATTTGTCCAGATAACGATGCTCCAGGTCAAGAGTATCTTCATAAGATTATTAAAGTGTTACCTCGTAATAAATTATTTGTTATGGATTTACCTTTAAAAGATGTAAATGAATGCATGATTAAAGGTAAAGAGAAGAATATTGTATCTGAGTTCTTTAAGGCTAGAGCTTATACGCCTTCTGGTATTATTGGATCTGATCAATTACATGAAGCTCTTCTTTCAGGTTTAAAACAAGTTAAAGTTTCATTACCTTCTCATTTACTTAAACTTCAAATCATGCTTCGTGGTGGTTTTAAAATACCATCTATGGTTAATATTGTAGCTCCGACACGGTGTGCGGAAAAACGACGTACACTAATGAACTCATATACTATTGGATTTTTAATAGTCCCTATAAAATTGGTATTTTAAGTTTAGAATTAGATCGTCATGAATATAGTAATGTATTGGCTAGTCGTCATTTAAATATTAAATTAAATTTATTAGAAGAATGTGAAGCTGAAGCTTTAATTAGTCTTCCAGAGAATACTGAAAGATGTATGAAACTCTGGTTGAATGAAGATAAGTCTCCTCGTTTCTATTTAATGGAAGAACGCGATGGCAAGTTAGAAAATATTAAAAAGTTAATTGAACAATTAATTATTTCTTGTGACTGTAAAATCATTGTATTAGATCCGATTCAAGATCTGTTTGCTGGACTAAGTATTTCAGACCAAGAAGAATTTTCTGCTTGGATTAAAATTACAATGAAGGCCTATGGTGTATGTTTTATATGTATTAATCATATTCGTAAACCTAATAATGGTCCAGTTGAGTCTAATTACTCTGAAACTGAAGTTAAAGGTTCTAGTACCTTAATTCAAAGTTCTTCTTATAATATTTTATTATATCGTGAAAAAGATCCTGATCCTGTCCTGTCTGAGAATCAACAAACTGTATTAAAAAATACTATTACTCAACGTTTAACTAAGAATAGGAATACAGGTATTACTGGTGATGCTGGCTCATTATTTTATGATAGCCAAGCTCATACTCTATACGATTTAGAAGAGTATAAGGAACAAAATCCAGATTTATTTGAGTCTAGTGAAGATACTTATTAATGATTACACAAGAAGAGTGGATTAGCAGATCTAAAATTACTCATAATAATTTTTACGATTATTCTCTTGTTGAATTTATTAATTATAAGTTACCTGTAACTATTGTATGTCCTGTTCATGGTAGATATAATCAAAACTTAAAAGAACATTCTAGAGGATCTCGATGTCCTCTATGTGCTAAGGAGTCTAGAAAATTACTTACTACTTCCACAACTAAAGATTTTATTACTAAAGCTAAATTAGTTCATGGTGCTAAGTATAATTACGATAAAGTTAATTATATTTCAGCTAAACAATTTATAATTATAACTTGTAATGTTCATGGCGAGTTCTTACAAAAACCTAGTACTCATATTAAAGGTTCAGGTTGTTTAAGATGCAGTTTATCTAAGAAAAGACCTAATAGAAATTCTAATACTAATAAATTTATAGAGTCTGCTCAAAAGATTCATGGAAATAAATATGATTATTCTAAAGTTAATTACTCTTGTAATAGAGATAATGTTATTATCATTTGCCATATTCATGGCGAATTTAGTCAAAAAGCTAACAGCCACTTAAATGGCTATGGTTGTAAAGAATGTGGTAAAGATATCATTAGATCTTTAATGAAAGAAAGACAAGTAATAAATAAGTTAAATTTAATTAAAGATTTTACTAAAGTACATGGCGATAGATACGACTATTCTGAATTTAAATATATAGATTGTAAGAAAACTAAATCTACTATTATTTGTAAACAGCATGGAAAATTCTTACAGACTTATTATTCACATAAGAAAGGCTCAGGGTGTCCTAGTTGTAATACTATGTCTAAAGCTCAAAAAGATCTTCTTAATTACTTAACTAACATTTATGATGGAATTATTCTATATAATTATTATCCTAGTTGGCTAGAAGGTAAAGAATTAGATATATACATACCTGAATTTAAATTAGCTATTGAATACAATGGTGTTATTTACCATCATTCAGGTATAGAAGAAAAGGATTGTTATGGCCTTAATAGATATTCTGTTAATTCAGATTATCACTTAAATAAGTATCAATCTTGTAAAACAAATCGGTATTAGTCTTATTCATATTTTTGAATTTGAAGATATTGATGAATGGAAAAATGTTTTAAATCTCATTTTGCAAAAGAACTCTTATTCTATTAATTTTATTAATGAATTAAAAATTATAAATTTTAAGAAATTGAATTTTAAGATTTATGGTAAGAGTGAAATAAAGTTTTATTGATAACTATTATTTTAAAGTATATATTAATATATACTAATTAATTATAATCGTATAAGGAATTATAATGAGCAGATCAAAAGTTAAGGAAATTTCAAGCAGTCGTCGTGTCAGAGGTGAAGTTCAACAAGCCGATGTAAACTATTTTAAAAGTCAAAAATATAGTTTAGAATGGTTTAAACCTAGAGGTAGACAAGTCGATATTGTGGATGCTATGGATCAATATGATTGGGTTGTTGTTCAAGCTCCAAGTGGAGTCGGAAAGACATCTACAGTTGTATGGAAAGCTTTGAGCTTACTTGGTAACGAATACCGTAAGATTATTTTTGTAAAAAATCCTACAGAAGCTGGTGATGATCAAATTGGTTATCTAACTGGCGATGCTGACGCTAAACTACAAGCTCATTTTGATAGTATACGTGGAGTTTTCTTAGATTTTATGCCAAAAGGTAAATTAGAATCTGATGAAAAGAACGGTAATATCCAATTTAAAATTCCTAATTTTATGCTAGGTGCTACTGTGTCTAATAGTATATATATACTCGATGAAGCACAAACGTACTCTCCTGCTACTTTAAAACTTCTTATGGAACGTATAGACGATAGTTGTAAACTAATCATACTAGGTGACTACAATCAATGTTATTCAGTTAGACGACGTAAAGACGGTCTCTCTGATTTTATTGATCGTACTACTATTGTTGATTCTAATGGTAGATATTCTATAGAACCTTTGTTAAAGTATGTTGAATTATCTACGTCTGAGAATCAACGTGGTCAGATTAGTAGAAGAGTAACTGAGTTATACTCACAAGATAACAAATAAAAATAAAATATACTTGCACTCCTGAAGTGTATAGGAATAATATTGTTAAATTTAAAAAGTTTTAAAAGGATAGTATTAGATATTGAAACTAATGGCTTACTACAGCATATGTTAGATTTTAGTACTTTGCCTTTAAAATTAAGTGAGACAGCTAATCTTTGGATGGTTGTTCTTACTAATGCAGATAATATAAATGAGAATGTTGCATTAACTTTAGAAGATTGTACTAAAGAAAATATGCAAATTTGTTTTAAGAATTGCGAAGAGGTTATTGCTCATAACGGAGTAAAGTTTGACTTCTTCGCTTTAAAACTTTTTGATATTTTTGATTATAAAGTTTATTACTATGAAACTAAAGATGGCAATAATGGTGAAGTATTTGGTAAACCTTTAAAGATTACAGATACTTTAATCTTATCTAAGATTCTTGAACCAGATCGTTTTGGCGGTCATAGCCTAGATTCTTGGGGTAGACGTGTAGGTGTACATAAAACTGATTATCGTCAAGTTTGTATTGATAAAGGTTATATTGAGGATAAGAGTCCTGCTGGATTTGAGTTCTCTCAATATTTTCCACCTATGCTTGAATACTGTATAGATGATACTAAAGCTACTGCTGCTACTCTTAAACAATTAGAAGAGGATAAGAGATCTTTAGACTTATCTTTATGCTATCAAATGGAATTAAAGTTAGCAGATTTAACTGTTAAACAAGAGTTCTATGGTTTTGCTTTTGATAAAGAATTAGCTGTTAAAAATTTAAATTTCTTAAATAAAGAATTAGAAGATAAACGTAATATAGTTAATCCTTTACTTCCTCCTAAAAAATTAAATAAAACAGAAGCTAAGAAATATCTTCCACCTAAAACTCAATTTAAAAAGGATGGCACATTATCTGCTATACTCCTTAAATTTATTGAAAAATTAGAGGCTACTCTAAACGAAGAAAATAATACTATTACTTATAATGATAAAGATTATACCTTACCTTTAGATTTAGACGTATGTTTAAAAGAAACTATGGAAGCTGATATAGAAGATTTAAATCATCTAAAACATTTCTTAATTACTCAAGGATGGTTTCCAAGTGAATGGGTTGAACGTGATTTAACTAAACCTGCTGGTAAGAAAACTAGATTATCTGATGAGAAAATAAAAGAAACTATTGATAGGTATGTTGAATCTACTCTTACAGGGTTGTTTAAAGAAGAACGTTTAAGAATATTAGAAACTACTGAAGATGATTTATCTTCTTTTTTACATTCTAAGATAAATGAATTTGCTATACGTGTTCCTACTAGTCCTGCTATTAAAGTAGGTACTAATAAGAAGATGTGTCCGAATCTAGAAGAACTAGGCGCTAAGGCAGAGTTTGTTAAACATGTTATTGAATTTTTAACATATAGACATAGACGTAATAGTATTGCGGGTGGTGTAGTTGATGAAGAAACTGATGAGCATTCATCTGGCTTCTTAACTATGGTTGAAAAGAATGGTCGTATTAGAACTCCTGCTGATACACTAGGAAGTGTATCAGGAAGATATAGACACATTGGGGTTGCAAACATCCCAAGACCAAGTTCTTTATTTGGTTTTGAAATGCGTTCCATGTTTGGCGCTGGAAAAGATAGAGTGGAGTATGGACTCGATTGGGCGAGCAATGAAGCGCGTATTCAGGGAAAATTTTGTAAAAGAGGTTTTACGTCAGTTGTTTTAACTACAGAACAAGTAGTTAAAGATTTTATTAATATTCATCGGTGATCGTTATGATTACTCACTTGTTGAATATATAAATAGTAAAGTTAAAGTTAAAATTATTTGTAAAAATGAAAATCATGGCGTTTTTGAACAAACTCCAAATGATCATAAGAGAAATAGAAATTGCCCTAAATGTAGTAAATACACTCAAAGGTGGGATACGGCTTCTTTCATTGAAAGAGTCAAGGTAGTGCATGGTAACAAGTATGACTATACTTCCGTAGTTTATAAAACGAATAAAGTCAATGTTGATATTATCTGTAAGCTACATGGTGTTTTTTCTCAAAACCCTAACCACCATATAAACGGACATGGCTGCCCTAAATGTGGAATTACTTCCTCTTTAAAAGAAATAGAGATTATTAAATTTTTAAGAACTTTAGGGTATTCGCCGATTCAAAGTTATAGGCCGAAATGGTTAGGTGGTAGAAAAGAATTAGATATATTTATTCCTGATTTATCACTAGCTATTGAATATAATGGTTTTATGTATCATCACAGTTCTGTGCTTGAACATGGTTTTGCTTCTAAGACTAACATTCCTTCTGACCTGCATTTAGAAAAATACATTAAATGTAGAGAGCAGGGCGTGACCTTAATCCATATTTTTGAATTTGAAAATTTTAAAGAGTGGCTTAACTTGTTAGAACGTTATATTAAATCTCCTGAGAGTTATTCGGTCTCTTTTACAAATAATTTAAGAACAATTGATTATCGTAGTATGTCTTTAAAATACTACGGACAATCTTTTATAGTCCCCTTGCATAAGTAAATTGTGCAAGCTAAGGGTTAATTGCTTTTAAATCCTAAAGCTTAATATACTACAGCATAATCTGAAAAGATAAGTGCGAATGTTGCGAAAGCAGAAAAAAATATTAAGATAGTATATGGTTAAATCCTAAGTACTTTATAATGGATGTTTAGCAGCCAATACTCTAAGTGGTACTAGTACCGTACGAGTAAGGTTCAACGATCATCTCCTAGTGGGAGAGTAGAACTGCAAGCTTAAGGCAGAAGAAAAATCCTTTACCTCACTGTACGTAGTACATGGTAAACATATGATCTAGTCTCTTTTGAAAGAAAGAGGAGGTATTTACCTCTCTTACAGAGTTGCGTTTGTAGGAAAATATAAATGACATTACGTCTATAAATATGACGAAGGCCCTGAATTGGCGGACATGCTCGTAGCGGATAAACCTAACAGCATTCATTGCCTCGCTAGTGATACTGAATTACTTACAGAAACTGGTTGGGCTAACTATAAAGCCGTTACTAAAGATACTCTCGTATGTCAATGGTCTAAAACAGATAATTCTTTATCTTATGTTAAACCTGAAGAAATCATTAAACGAGAATATACTGGTAATATGATTCACCTTGTTGGTGAAAGGATTGACCATTTAGTTAGTCCTGAGCATCGTATTGTAGTATATAATGAAGATGTTAATTCTTATGTTGATGTACTAGCTAAAGATTTACATAGTTATTCTATTAATAATCCTAATTGTTTTATACCTGCTTCTGGTTCTAATTCTATTAACGATACATTGCAGCAAGTTATTGATTATTACTTAACGGACTGTAGAGAAGAATTTGAATTTGTTAATGGTAAAGCTATTGGTTATTTTGTAGGTACTTATGATAAAGAACTTATAGACCAACTACAAGAAGATTTATTTATTAATGATTGTGTTGCTTTAATTAATATAAAAGATACTCATAGAGGTCCATTATATCAAACATTAATACCTAGGAAGCCTAAGAATTTAAAAGGTCATTATTTACACCATATGTCTATTACTGAAGTAGCTTACGAGTTAACAGATAAAACTATTTGGTGTGTTAGTGTACCTTCAACTTATATAGTTACAAGACGTAATAATAAGATTAATATTTCAGGTAATTGTGTTAACGCTAGAAAGATGGGAATTACTAGAGATGCTGCTAAAACCTTTGCGTATAGTATTCTATACGGAGCTGGTCCTCCTAAGTTAGCTAAATCTTTAGGTATTTCTTTAGATGAAGCTAAACGTTTATATAAAGCTTATTGGGATGGTCTTCCAGGAATGGTGCAACTTAAAGATAATGTTGAGAAGTTTTGGGAGAAGACTGGTAAGAAATATATTAAAGGTATAGATGGTCGTAATCTTATAGTAAGAAGTAAACACTCACTCCTAAACTTATTATTTCAATCGGCTCGGGGCTTTACTAGTTAAATATGTAATTGTTGAAGTATGTAATAGATTAGAGGAACTTAATTTATTAGGTGATCCTTTTATTGATAAAGAAGATGCTGAGAAAGTATTTTTAATGATAGTCTACCATGACGAGTACCAGCTTTCATGTCCTAAATCTATGTTTAAAATTCATAAGTTTAAGACAGAAGAGGAAGCAAAAGAAATTAAATATTCTAGATCAGGATCACCTTCTCATGTTGGTGATGAATATTGGGTATCTGAAGAAAATGTATTATCTAATATGTTTGAAGAGTCAATAGATCTTATTAGTCAAATGTTTAAGTTAAGAGTTCCATTCGGAGTCGAATGGCAAGTAGGCGGTAACTGGGGTCATTGCCATTAATAAGCCGAATTTTAATACTTACTTTTTGCTCAAAGATAAAATTTTTTTAACTCAAGAAGAATATAATTCTAAATCTATATCTGATATAATCAACTTTAAATGTGATTATTGTAAAGAAATTAAAAGTAAGAAGAATGAATACTTAAGAAGGTCTATAAATAACAATAAAACTGGTAACATATTTTGTTCTACTAGGTGTTCTATTAATTCTCAAAAATTAACTAATGAAGAATTCTTTGAAGTTGTTAATTTAAAACATAATAACACTAAAAATAGATTTTATATCTATCCTAGTGTTATTAAAACTTCTAAAGAGCATATTAATGTCATATGTAGTATTCATGGTAATTTTCCTATAACTCCTAATAATCATATGAGGGGTTATCGGTTGTCCTAAATGTGGTAGAGAAGTAGCTAATTTTAAAATAAAACAAAAGTCAAGTAAAACAGAAGAACAATGGGTCGAGGATAGGTATAAAGTTCATAAGGATTTATATACTTATCCAGAATCTTATACTAGTTCTACTACTCCTTTACAAATTATATGTAGAATACATGGTGAATTTTACCAAACTCCTAAAGTTCATTTAGGAGGTAGCGGCTGCCCTAGATGTAATAGAAAAGGACATTCCTCATGGAATTGGGAAGAATGGTCTAATAAAGGAAGACTGTCTCCTAATTTTGATTCTTTTCATACTTATATAATTTATTGTTATAATGAGAATGAAACTTTTTATAAAGTAGGTAGAACATTTAGAAGCATTGAAAGAAGATTGAAAAATTTTCCTTACCAATATAGAATAATCCAAGATATTGTTTTTCAAGACGGTTACCTCTGTTGTCAATTTGAACAACTATTACACAATAAATATAAAAATTATAAATACTCTCCTTTATTGAATTTTAAAGGTGAAGGAGAGTGTTATAAAATTAATCGAAGTAATAATGAATAAACAAGAATTAATAAATAAAGTAAAAGAATTTTTAGATACATTAAATATAGAGTATTTAGAAAATGATACTAGTTTACTAGGTGATGAAACTTTAGAATTTTATATACCGAGTAAAGCTGTTGCAGTTGTAGTTAATGATTTTGCAACACATAATAGCACTTATTGTGAAAATGGTACTCCTAAGTCTAAGAGATATCATTTACAATTAACTGACAAATGTCTTGAGAAAGATGTAAGATTAATTCATGCATGGGAACATTGTATTAATGAGGAACTAGATTGTAAATTTGGTTCTTGGGAAGTGCTTAAAAATGTTATAAAATCAGCTTGTTCTATTTATGATAGAGTTATATACGCTCGTAAGTGTAAAGTTGTAGTATTTCCTGCTAAAGAGTTAAAGAAGTTTTTTGATACTAATAATATTAATGGTTTTCGTTCTTGTTCTACTGCATATTGCTTAGTTCCTAAAGAAATACAAAATCCTACACCTGATGATGTACTTATGACATATGGTGTAGGGCATTGTTATTTTGGAAAACGGAAAATATTCTGCTGAAATAGCAAGAGGAGCTTGTCAACTTGGTTTACAAGTTATAGGTGGAGCTTCTAAGCTTTGGAAATACATTATTGAAAATACTGATTATGAGAGTATAGTTTATTATACTGATCTCAATTTTTATAACTCTAAGTCTTTAGCTTTTTTATCAGGTGTTGAATTTGTAAAAAAAGACGTATCATTCTGGAACCTCCATCGAGATACAAATTCTTTGAAAAACAGAGAGCCAAACATACATGCTCAAATCATGGCTAAACGTGATAATGGTCTTCTGTGGGAAGTTTGTAATGCAGGCACTGCGGTATTTGTATGGAAGAGGACTACTAGTGCCGTGGCCTGAAGTAACTAATGAAATTTTAATTTCTAGATTTAAAGAGGCTCATCGGTGATAGGTACGACTATTATATTGTTAAAGAAATAATATGTAATGATGGTAAAGAATGTTGTTTATTAGAAGATAAATTAAAATCTATACTAAAAGATTTTAAGTATATTCCTTTAAAAGATTTTGGTGGAAAATTTGAATGTTTTTTAATAGACTCTTTAAATTTATTAAATGAACATTTATCTTAGTTTTAGTAAAAGATAACTAATAATTAATTAGACTCTTAGATTTAGTCTCCAAAATTTAGTTATAACATTTTGTATAAAAAATAATTATGTGAGAAAAAACACATGGCAAAAGATTTGCTCAAGCTAGAAAATGTATTCTTGGCTTTCACTTCCATTTCAGAACCAACTTTTAAATATGAATCTAAAATTGAGAAAGAGTTTAAAACAACTATTGTTTTATCTAAAGATCAAGCTAAAGATTTTAAACGTTTAAAACTTAATAAGACAGTTAAAGAACTTGATACTAAGGAATTTGAAGCTAAGTATAAATTTGCTCCTCCTTTTCCTGAGCAAGATGAACAGTACTTTATTCAAGTTTCTAAACGTGCTACTTATAAAGATGGTAATCCAACTCCAGAATTTACTCACCCTAAAGCTTACTTTACGAAGAATGGTGTTATTGTTGAGGATTCGAAAGTATTAATTGGTAATGGTTCATTAGCTAATGTTAGTTTAGAGACTTCTGTTAGTACTAAAGGTACTCAATTGAATGTATCACTTTATTCTGTATTAGTTAAAAATCTTATTCCTTATAATAAACCAAAAGCTGGTGATGAATGGGCTGAAGAAGGTACTGTTTCTAGTTCTGCGTCTGGTTCTACAGAAGTAGAAGACGATAATGATGATTTACCTTTCTGATGTTTAATTAATAATAGGTTCTTTGGTTATGCTGAAGAACCTATTTTTCTTATACAAATTAAATATTAGAATGATGAGAAATTATGATAACATATAAAATTATAGGTCAGAGGAATCCAGTATTTGAATTCTTTGATGATCAGAATCCTTCAGTGATTTTATTTAGAATACAAGTGATTGGAGATTGTCATTTAGGACGTAAGTTTATAAATGGTGTTCCTAAAAATAGATTAAATCACAGAGAGAATATGGTTTTCTCTAAGTTTGAAAATATACTTAATCAAAAAGATCGCATTAACTTATATGCTATAGTTGGTGATTTATTTGATAAAACTGTAATTACTAATGAATGTTTAAATAGAACTATTGATGTAATTAAAAATTCTGCTCTTAGAAATAAAGACAGTAATTATTTTATTATTAATGGTAATCATGATGAAGTTAAAGATAAGAGTCGTATATCTAGTTTTAGTTTATTAAAACGATATTTTACTGAGTCTATTAAATTAAATAATTTAAATATTATTAATGAATATACTGCTCCAGTTAGAGTTAGTAAGATTGATTCGTTATTATATTTTTCCCATTATGATCCTTTTACTAGTAATGATGTAGTTGATCCTAGATTAGTTCAATCTTTAAAAATTTCAAAAGAAAATTTAAAGATTATATTTGGTCATTTTGATATTGAAGATTTTGATGGTAATACTAAATATAATAGTACTTTAATTTCTGATTTTCAGTATGAAAACTTTAATTTAATTATTACTGGTCATATTCATAAGCCTACTAAATTTACTTTAAAAAATACTCATGTTGTTGTTAGCGGTAGTTTGCAACCATTTGCGTTTGGAGAAGAAATAAAAGAAGATGATGGATTATATCAGACTATATTAGTATCGAGCTGTAATGAGCTCCTATCGCAAAATATAGATATCTTTAAGGATAGTAATGTAAGATTACTTTATAAAAGAGATGAACCCTTTCCTCCTAATTTTGAATGCCTTTCTAGGACATATAAGTTGATAGAAGACAGTAGTTCCTCTACGTCTACTATTGATGTTGATATAAAAAATATTGTATCTTTTAAAGATATGGTATTATCTTCTTTAAGTAATTATAAATCTTTAGATAGTCAATTTGTTACTTCATTAGAAGAATCATTTTTAAATAAAAATTATGAGTAATTATAATGAATTTAATTAAATTTAATCCTGTTTTAAAGGTTGAAGAAAATCTTTTAGGTACTGATTATGTTGTTGGTGATATACATGGAATGTATTCTTTATTAATGCAAGAGTTAAATACTTTAAATTTTGATAAGACTAAAGATAGATTATTCTGTGTAGGTGATCTAATTGATAGAGGAAAAGAAAATGAGAAAGTTATTTCTTTATTAAAAGAAGACTGGTTTTTCTCCGTTCGTGGTAATCATGAGCAGATGTGCATAGACACCACTTACCTTTCTAATAAGTACCCTGAAGTATATAGAATGCATGCTGCTAATGGCGGTACTTGGTTTTGTATTAAAGAATTTCATGAACAAGAGGCCATATCTAAGATATTTTTAAATCTTCCTTTCTTAATTGAAGTAAAAGTAGGTAAAGATAGAATAGGCATCATTCATGCAGATGCTGGAGAAGATTGGCACCAAACTAAACGAGAGTTATCTTCTGTAACTAATGATCAATGTGGTTCTAATCAAACTATTCTCAGATCTTTATGGAGTCGAACTAGAATTACTAAAAAGATTACAACGAATGTTAATAATATAGATCATGTATTTCTAGGACATACTCCTGTTAATAATGTAACAACTCTTGGTAATTGTTCTTTTATTGATAGAGGTTCTTGTAGTCATCAAATGTTTTTTACCATTATAGATATTAAAACATATTTAAAGAATTTAAATGAAAGTAATTAACTATATACATATTAAAAATATGTTTGTTCATCGTGACATTAAGATTGAATTTACAGAAGGTAAAAATGTAATAGTAGGCGGTATAGGTAAGGGTAAAACTTTAATTAACGAATCTATTGCTTTCTGTTTTTTTGGTTCTGTTGCACTAAGAGGTAAAGCACCTCAATACAAAAAGACTGAAGTTGAATTATCTTTTAATTATAATAATGAAGTATTTTTAATTAAAAGAAAGATTAATGATGCTTCACTAAGTATGTTTGATAAAGATTTAAATAATTTTATTGAAATATGTAATAGTACTAGTATTGTTAATCAAAAGATTATTGCATTACTTGGTTATAATTATGATATATATTTATTAAGTAATTATTGTAAACAAAATAAATTAGCTTATTTTAGTGAGTTAACTCCAGCTAAACGTCTTCAATATATTGATAAAATTAGTGGTATTGAAGAAGGTAAAGAATATGCTATTTATTTAACTAGAATAAAAAAATCTTTAAGAGATAATTTAGCTTTATTAAAAGATATGATAGTAGAACCTGTTATTAATCCTAATATAGATTTAGAATTTGATTATGAGTCTCACATTAATGTCTTAAATAATAGATTAAATAGTATTAATGATTTATACTCTTCTTACAATACGGCTTTAAATAAAAGTGTATTTGATCTTAGAGAACCTAAAATTAATATTACTGATTGGCAACAACCTTTATTAACTTTAGATAACAATTATAAAGATATTGTTAAAGATTGGTTTTTGGAATTAACTCAAAAAGAGAATACTATTACTTCAATAGAAGAATCACTTAGAAAAATTCCTGAACTAAAGAATGAATATAAAAGTCTTACTTTAGAAGACGTTGATCATATGATAACTATACATAATAGAAATATTGTAAGATCAATTTCCGATGATTTACATTTTAATTGTAATCATTGCAATAATGAGTTAGATTTTAAATTAATAATGGATCAAATTTCTATTACTAATGAACATAGTATTCGTATTCCTATTAAAGACTTATATAATATTAAAGATTATATAATTAATGATTGTAAGAGTTCTAAAAGAAATCTACAAAAACAATTAGAGTCTTTAGAAAAAGAATACGAGAAATTTGTTGAAGAATCCCCTGTACCTGAATTAATTAGGTATAAGAACTATGATAACTTTATGCGTTGCTATGCTAATGTTATAACTCTAGAAGAAGAATATAATAAAGAATTAGAGTTATACAATCAAATTAAATTAGAAACTAATCTACATTTGCAAGAGTCTGAAAAGATTAAGAATGAGATTGAAATCTTTTTAACTAGTCAAAGTGAAATTATTAAATTAAAAGATTCTTATATTTCTTACAATATTGAGAGAAATCTTTATTTAGAGAAATTAGATATCTATAATAAATCTAAAGAAAAGTATGAGACCTTACGTTCACAATACCTTATAGTAAATAACTTATTAAAAGATTTAGAAGCTATTTCAAATAAAATTAAAAATGAAACTATTCCATTAATTAATTATTTTGCGTCTAAATATTTGAATCTTATATCTAATGGTACAATGGCTACTATTGACATAACAGAAGATTATGACCTTATTGTTGATGGTACTGAGATTGCTTTAAAGAGCGGCGGGCAAATTAATTTATCTTCTTTAGCTTTTAGACTATCTTTAAGCAGATCAGTTATTACTTCTAGTTTACACTTATTTATAGGCGATGAAATAGATAATTCTGGTAATAAAGAAGTATCAGATGATATCATGCAAGCTTTAGACACTATTAATGATGATTTTCAAGTCATCCTAGTAACACACAAAAATATAGAAGACTTAACTAACTGTAACATTATCCAACTATGATAAAAGTCTATGACGCTATGATGGGTTCTCGGTAAAACGAACTTGATTATAGATTTAATTAATAGGTCTGATATAGATCAAAAATATATTTTTATTACTCCTCTCTTATCAGAGTGTCATAGGATAGCAGGTACTGAGTACGATCCTAATGATGTGTATAAGCGTCCTTTAGTAGTTAATTGTAATGATTCTTCTATTCATTATCAGTATAAAGAAGACGCTGTACTAAAGAATAGATTATTTAAACATCCTTATTTTAGTAGAAGTGGAGGTAAGGCTGAATCTTTACCTATCTTATTAAATAATAGAGATAATATTGTAACTACTCATCAATTATTTTCTAACCTAACTCCTGAGATTCTTACTAAAGCTAAAGACTATATTTTAATTATAGATGAAATGTTATCTGTATATGAAGTGTATAATGAGTTTAGTAAAGAAGAAATAGAAGCTATGTTTAGGAATAATTGGGTATCGTTAAAAGATGATAAAGTTACTCTACAATTTCATAGAGAATGCTACTCCTCTAATAATGATCCTGATATTGATCCTACTTTAAATACTTATTATGAAACGTTTGCAACTTTATGTGATTTAAATCAATTATTATTAGTTGATGGTAAAGTCGTTATATGGGAGTTAGCTACTTCGGCATTAAAGGCTTTTAAGGAAGTATGGATTGCTACTTATCTATTTGAAGATAATATTATGTCTACTTATTTAAGAGCTAATAATATTGAATATGAAGTTATTAAATTTGGTAAGAAGCCTTCTGATATAAAACATTTAATTAATATTTATGAAGATAGCCCTAGATCTAAATTAAATGACGTAGGTAATAAGTTTACTTCTCTATCTGTAACTAATAGTAAGAGTAGTGAAGTAAAAGATATGTTAAGTTCTAATTTAGATAACTTTATTAGAAACAAAATCAGATGTAAAAAATCTGATGTAATTTGGACTTGTTTTAAAGAGTCTAAAAATAGAATTCAAAGATTTGGTAATAATACTTATAACAACGAATGGCTGGCTTCTACTACAAAAGCAACGAATGATTACAAGGATAGAGCAGTACTAGCTTATCTATGTAATATATTTCCTCACCCTGAATTAATTAAAGCTTCTTCGTTAAGAGGTCATTTAGTTAAAGAGGATATATATGCTCTTTCTGAAATGGTACAATGGATATTCAGATCTGCTGTTCGTGAAGGAAATGAAATAATTATCTATATACCAAGTTCAAGAATGAGAATATTGTTGAGACGTTGGTTAAATGATGAATTTAATTAATATAATTTTAAGGAATTAACTATGAATAAAATTTTAAAAAAACGTAAATCTAATAAAATGAAAACTAAACATCCGTTACAAAGTTTTTTCTTTAATAAATTTCAAGAACAAGTAAGTAAAGCTCCAGGATTTAAACCATTACTATCTAGAGAAGATTTTAATAATATTATTCAAGCTCAATTAAAAGCTGACTCAGTGTCAAGTAATAATCCAACTGAATCCTTACTTCCTCCTATTGAAATTGTAAAATAACATGGTCACTATATTTGATTTAAATTTTAAATTATCTAAATTAGATCTTCTTCAACAGCTAATAAGTGGTACTGATTTACAAGTAGACAACCCTTCTTTACTTAATGAAATTATTAATAATTTAGAGGATAGAGATATAACTATTAAGTTTTCTTGTTCTACTGACCCTTACACTAATGAAATAACTGACTTAGATATTTTAGCTGTTGATGATGACTTAGTTATCAAGGATAGTGGTTTAATTCTTAGTCATAGTTATGTGAATAATCCTCATGAATCGAAACTTTAATAAGCTACCTAGAAAACACATATCTAATGGTAAAGTAAAAGGCAAAATAAAATATGACACTAATATTGATTTGATCACAGATTCTAGTAATTTTATTACTGATGATTTGTTAGATTATTATCAATCTAAGTTTCAGTTTAGTGATTTTTATAATAAAGAGATTCAAGGTCATTCTTGGATAGGTAAGCCTAGATTTTTGTTAGAGAAGAAAAAAGGTAAATATTATTTAAATACTGAAGAAGGTATAGAAGCTGCTTTTGAAGATTTAGTAAGTTACTACTATGATTTAGATGAGCCATTGAAACGATTATATGATGGTTATCATGATTCAATGTTTATTCGATTTGCTTTGAAGATAGGAATGTTTACAACGAGGAACCATTGGGAAATGGTCATGAGAGGTTGGGAGAGAGGGTTTACTGAAGCTATCAGAGCTTATTATCTTTATATACATCCTAAGTATGATCCTAGTTCAGGAATGCCTTATGTAGTATATTTTGATACTCATTTCTCTAATAGATTATATTTTGAAATATTAGATATAGAATATGCTAATAAGAAGAGTTTAGAAGAGTGTAGAGAAGTTATAAGATTAGATCAAATAACTTCTCATGATTTGTGTGATTATTTATATGAAGACGATTATGGTTTAATTTAATTTTTATATAATTCAGAAGATATTTCTCCTAAATCATTATCTATTAGTTTTATACCTACTCGTTTTTCAATTAATTTAGTCCATGCTCTAAAAGCTGTAATATTGACTCGATTATTTAATGTCTCTCTTTGAGCTTCTTGGATTTTATATAAATCCTTTACGGCTTTTTCTAAAGTACGTAATCTCTCTAAGATATCGAATTCTGTTTGATTATCTTCAGGTAATGTTCCTAGTATGTTATAAGATATTTCTATTCGATAACTGACTGGAACTTGTGTTAACTGTATGTAGTTTTCTCCTAACTCAACTACTGCTAATATTGTTTCATCATTAGTTGGACTAATACTTTTAGCAGTAACTGTGTTTAGAGAATACTTCATACTTGTTTGGTAAATTACACTCGTACCATCTGATACAAATGAGTCTGTCTTTATAGTCATTAGATACCTCTAAGTAATATTCTAGATACATATGGAGTTGTTTTTTGATTTAAACTTTTTAGAATTATTTTTAATTTTATAGTGTTTAAATTAATCTGTTGTTTTACATTTTTTATGTAAATTTCTGGAATATCATATGTACCTACACTTGTTATGATATCGGGTACTGATAAAGATATATACTTATTGTTATCTATTTCTTTATAAATAGGGACTGTTAATTTATTAATAAAAATATTATTGATTCCTATAA